TGTACCAGACTCAAAGTGGATACCAATAACGTCACCCGTAATCAAACCATGAGCAGTTTTTGTAACCGTCACAGTGTTACCTCTGCGGCCATAAGTAACGCTGGCAGCAACAGGGGTTGATGTGGTATCAAACAAAGTTAAAAAACCTGCAGCGCCGCCACCCGTAAAAGATACGGCTTTAACCCGTGTAGGGTATGGGACCATGATACCGCTTTGGTCTTGATGCGCCTGTTTTACGTCATATTGCATCGTCATAATCAATCTCCTTTAAAAACGGGGCCGAAGCCCCTTGGGTTGATTAGGCAGTACGGGTAAACACGTATGCTGTTGCGCTAGAGAACATGATGGTGAAACGAGCTAAACCTGTTGCGCCAACAGGAATTGTCAAGTCACCAAAGCTGCCGGGGGTGTCAGCGGCAGCGCTAGACAAGATACCGTTTGTAGCTACGGCCACAGTCACAGCGCCTGAGCTTGTGCTTGCGGTGTTGTCAATGTACAACTCCAACACAGTACCTTGGGTCGCACCAATCGCCGCGCCAAGCGATGTGCCTGTAGGCAGCGTGAGAGTTACAGCAGAGGCTGAAGTTACTGTGATGTAGCCGGTTGCAACTTGCGCCGCAGTAAGGGTAGCCGTTGCAGTAAGCGCGGCTTTTGTGGGGTGGTTCTGGTCTGTAAAAACCAAATTTGTAGCCGTCAAATCTGTAACGCTAGTAGCGGCACCGAATGTAGCGTTAACTGTAACGGCACCAGTGGTGGCGTTGGTAGTGATGGATTGAAAGCCGTTTTGCGACCGTACTGGGCCGTTGAATGTGGTATTTGCCATGATATTTCCTTACATGCAAGTTGGGGTGTTCTATCTGCATGTCGTCAGCCGGGACTGTAAGAACACCGGATGAGCCCGGATTAGTGTGTTTATATCACGGCATTTCTGTGTGTGCAACAAGTTTGTTGGACTTCTTTAAATTTTCTTCTTGCGTGATGACCCTCAAGTTCCATGGCACGTGCAAACCACAGACCTCATGCGATCGCAAGGGCACGATATGGTCAACAACATACTGCTCTCCAGTGGTATGCGTCATGGTTATGGCCATCTTATACATTTCACGCATTTGGGCTTTTTGGCTTTTACTAAGCCATTTAGGTGTGGCTTCACGGTGCTTACGTCTTCTGTTCTTGGTATCGGCACGTACCCAAACAATGTTGCGCTCTTTCCACGCATTCTGATACTCACGCTTTACGTGCTGTGGACGTATAGACGCGGCAGCAATAACCGTTTCACGGTTTTCTACGTACCACTCATTCTTTCGGTCTTTTACATCTTCACGTTTGTTGTACTCACGAAAGTACTCCGCCCTAGCTTCGTTGCCCTTTGTCCACTCAACCTTTAGACATTCAACACAAGCGCCCTTAGTTTTGCGTGGGGCTGTGTGCCCGTGTTTGCAGGGCTGTCCAGTGAAATAGTACTTACTGCCGGTTTTCTTTGCTTCTTCGCGGGTTGTTGGTATGTTTGTGATATCCATTTTTATCTCCTGTGACTTAGTTACAGGTAATTGTATCACAACAAAAAAGCCACCCGAAGGTGGCTTTTAGAGGGGCGGGAGTTATTAGGCTCCGGCGGAACCCCACATGCCCAGAGGATCTGACCAGCCAAAGGAATAACGCTCACGTGCTTTGTAGCGAACGTTCCCAGTGTCGAAGTCTCCATCCATTGAGTTAGCCAAAGGCATACGCTCAAAGTGCTTCATGCCGTTTGGCACGTCGGTAATCAAATACCAGCCGTTGCTGTCGGTCAAGAAGTGGTTAACGGTGTAACCTTCTGGGATTGCACCCATCTGCTTCAACGCGTTGATATCGTTGTCAGCAGTTTGAACACGCAACTCGGTGTCAAGCAAACGCTTGGCAACGAACATCAGTGCTGGAGGAATCACCATCTTACGGGGCTTAGCGGCGATCAACAGACCGCGCTCGTCCACCCACGCTGCGATTTGAATCACGGCGTTTTCCAAAGATGTTTCGTTCAAGTCAACACCAGTAGTTGGGCTGTTGAAGTTCACACCACCGTTAACGAGGGGGTGACCAACGCGAGTGTTAGAACTGTTGTTGCCGAACAAAGTGACGCCATCACCGCCCAAGTATGAACCGTTGAAACCGTTGTTGATAACGGAAGCGGCTTTAACTTGCTTGGTGTAAGACATGGCGCGGGCCAAAGCCTTGGTGTAACGTGCAGACAAAGAGTCATACAAGTTATCTTCCACAGCTTCTTCAGTGATACTGAAGCCCAGAGCAATAGTCTCGTGGTTGTAGCGTGCAGTGAAGGCTTCTTGCGCATTGTCATAAGCAATGGCTTGACCTTCATTCTTGACGGGAGCAGAACCAAAGCCAGCAAGCTTTGTCTCTTCTTCGAAGCTACGCTCAGATTTCTCTGTTTCGTAGATTTCTTTGTGCTCTTCGCCGTAGCGTGCGTACTCTAAACCGAACAAAGCGTTCAGGCCGGGGAGCAGCTCTTTAAGTAGTTGTGCGCGTGAAATTGCCATGGTCTATTTCTCCTTAGATGCCGGTGGCGTTAGAGTACGAATGGGCACCGGGATTGAACTTGACCAGTACGTCAGTGAATGCATCGCCAACTTGCGAGAAGCCGGGGGTGTCTGCAAAACCAACGATACGGAAAGCAAAACCAGATGTTGCCGCAACGGTAGAAGCATCCAAAGCAGTGTTTGAGTTGCCTGTGGTTGTTGAACCAGTAGACGTACTCTGAACAGCGGCCAAATAGATGTTTGAACCCAAAGCAGCTTGGGTCAAAGAACCGTCAGCTTGTGCTTGGAAAACAGCGCGGTCGTCATCAATTACGTACGCAGTAATAGCAGAGCCTTGCACAGAAGCTGTGTTGGCAGGGTAGTACTGAGAGTAAATGATTTGGCCTTGAGCGTTCGTGAAGGAGCAACCGACGAAAACGCCGATAGTGCCTGCTGGGAACGGTGTGCTGTTATCGCCATTTGTAGTGACGATGTTGATGTAACCAGACGCGTTGATTGCAACGATCGAACCATTGAAAATGTTCGTGTTGTAACCAGCAGGGTCGATTAGAAATTGTCGAGTGCTACCAGCGTATGGTAGGCCACCCAACTCGTTTACGGCACGGAAGCCGTAGGGAGAAGCGGTAGATGCCATTTAAGGACTCCTAAGTTTATTTAGAACCAGAACCAAACCCACCACGCGTTGAAGACGACTTGCGTTCGGCAAACAACGGCATACGTGAGTCATTTTGTCGCATGAAGCTATTGTCAACTGACTCCATCTGGTTTTGAGCTTGTTGGTTGTAATAATCATCACGGGCTTCCGCTTTTTCTTTGGCGATCTTGCAGAGCATGAGGCCACCGATTTCCACGTTCCCAGTCTTTTCATTACCCATCATCATCAATTCTGGATGGTCAGCTGCCTTCACCGGCTCCCAACCTTCGCGCATTCTGCGTGATACGTTGGTCACTTCCGACTGTCCCAGCACATGCGTCGCTACCCAGCGATACACGTAGCCCGGTTCAGGCAGTGGATCAGGCAAGTTTGTCGGCGGTACGTATACAGCACGAGCAGATTTTTCGCGTGACATCAAGTCACGATTTGTACGGTTTTCAGCCATTTGATTTCTCCATTTTTACCAATTCAACAGCATATTGCTGCGGGGTTAAGCCAAACTTTTTTGCCAACGAAACTTGCGTTGGACTTAGTTGAACTTTTTTTGCGCCTGTCGAACGAGTCGCAGAGGCAACAACCGTGGAAGGCTTTTTGGAGCCATCGCCAGACTTCGGCCTGTTTTGTCCCCCAAAAATATCAGGAAACGTGTTTCTCATGCGAGCATCAATGCGCTCGAAATATTCGTCAGAGCGGGGGTCTATTCCCGAGTTCACTAGTTTTTGATGCAGCCCTAGTGAAAAGCTGGTGAGTTCCTCGTACCCGGGAGCTCCAAACCACTGGTTTCTTGCCTGCCAGCGCAGTGTTTTATCGTCTGGTTGGGCCGCTTCGGGTACTTGTTGACTAGTTTGTACTACATCAGAATCTATTTGTAAAGGGGTTGGCTTGAAATTTTTTGCGGCTGTTGCACGCATCTTTGCATCCGCCAACTCCTCTTGAGCCGCAATGATCGCATCTGTGTCAAATGCTTCATGGGCTTCTTTAAGCTTTCTACGGGCCATAGCCAGTTCAGCTTCTGTAGCAGTTTGAATCGTGGCGGCATACTGTTGCTCACCATTATTCACGTATTGTTTAAGCTTATTGTTCTCGGCCAACAGGTGTTGGGCCATTCTCTCAAGCTCTTGTTTTTCGCGCATTGTCGCTTCTTTGACACGGCGCTCATCGTGACGGGCATGAGT